CCGCGGGCTCTGCTTCGACCACGGGCTCGGCCACCGCCTCGGTGGTGACCTCGACCGCTGCCGGCTCCTCGGCATTCGCCTCGAATTGCGCCTTGCCCTTGGGCTTGTGTTCCTTCTTCACGTCGATCTCCTTTGGGCGCACCGGTAGCGCACCCGGTGGCTTAGGCGACGGCGCCCTTCATCAGGTAGGCCGCGGCAACGTTGACGATGTATTGGTCGAACTCGTCGGTCGTGCGGACCCAGGTGCCCGCGCGGTCGTTGTCGTACCACTTGTCGGTCACGGGGCCGGCCTTGCGGCGGACCGTGTAGCCGAGGCAATGCTGCTTCAGCTCCGGGCGCTCGGGGATGAAGAGGGCAAGCGCGTCCTTGCCCCAGATCCGGGCGATGACGTCGGTCTGGCCGTCTTCCGCCGAGTTGTAGATGCCGTGGGGGATCAGGATCTTCTTGACGCCGAAGGCCGCGGCCATCTGCTCGGCCGAGATGGACACGCTCTGGTTGTACTTGAAGCCGAGGCGGTCAAGGACGAGCGTGTGGCGTTGGAGCTTGCGGAAGACCGCGAGCGGGAAGACCAGCGTGATCATCTCGTCGCTCACGCCCATGGCATCGGCCACGGTCTGGACGGCCAGGTCGACGTCGGCGATCGGGTCGGAGTCGGCGTGGCTGGAGCTCCACTGGTCGTCGCCAGTCAGCGTGACGTTACTCGTCACGTTCGCGGTGGCCCGGAGGAAGTTCGCAAGGGCGACCTCGCGGCCGACGCTGAGGATGTCCATCGTCAGCTCGGTCTTGTCCCGCTCGGTGTTGAAGGGCTTCTCCTCGTTCTCCTTCTCGGCGTCGGAGGCCAGCGCCTTGACGGCGTGGCGCTCGAGCACGTAGGCGTCGGCCTTGGTCGGCATCATGGTGACGACGGGCGTCTTGCCCTCGTCCGACTTGATCGTCGTGACGAGGCGCAGGTTGTCGGCGCCGTAGACGCCGATCTGGCCGGCCGCCTTGACGACGGAGAGCGTCGGCAGGATCAGCTCGTTGATGTGGTCGCGAGGCTTCCAACCCTTAGAGATTTGGGTGAGCAGCTGGTCGATGAATCTCCTGGCCATGTGTATCTCCCTTGAGAGTGAGTGTTCGTGTGCGCGGTCTTGTCAGAGCGGTCTCGGCCCGGGATCAGTCCTCGTCGGCCTCGCCGTCGGCGCCTTCGCCTTCCCACTCGCTGTAGCGGCGGGCGAGCTTCTTGTCCTCGTCGAGCACCTTGCTCGCGGCGCCGGAGAAGCTAAGCTTCGCGTCCTTCGCCATGAGCTCGGTGGCGCGGTGGGTGACCTCCGCGGACGGGTCCTTGAACTTCTTGGCGCCGCCCTTCTCGTCCTTGCCGCCGTCGTGGCCCTTGCCGTCGTCGACGGGGACCATCTTGGGCATGTCGGTGACGAGGTCCTCGGCGAACTTCAGGCCGCTCGCTTTGAAGATCGCGGTGAGGCGGCCCTCGGCAAACGCCTTGGTGAGCTTGCCTTCGGTCATGCCCTTGACGACGAGCGCCTGGAACTTGACCTCGTCGCCGGCCTTCTCCGCGAGATCGAGCTTTTGGCTCAGAGTCGCGTTGTCGGTCAGGAGCGCCTTGGCCTTGTCCTCGGCCGTCTTCACGGTCTCGGAGAGCTGGGTCACTTTCGTCTCGAGGCCCGAGACGAGGCCGGCGCGCGAGCGCAGGTCCGCCAGGTTGAGGCCGTGCTCGGAGAGGAGCATGGCTTCCAGTTCGTTCAGCTTCATTGGATGGTCTCCATTGTGGTGATCGTCGTTGTTGTCGCTGGCCGCGATGGCGTTCATCCCCTTGATGAAAGGCTGGTTCGTGATCGCGAGCCCGGTGAGGACGCGGCTATGCGTGACCTCGGTCTCGGGGTGCTTCCACGTCCAGACGATCTCGGCTGAGGTGTATTTCCACTTCTTCGCCTTGACCGCGGTTTCCGCATCGGGCGTCCACTCGGGCTCGGCCCAAAGCTCTTTCCCGTCGGCCTTGAGTGCCAGAGATCGGATCCAGCCCGCCGCCTCGTTCCCATGGGCTTTGCTGTCCCCATGGTCGAAGTTGATAACGGTCTCGATCTCTCTGACGTTCTTCTCGAAGTTGGCCTTGAAGGAAAGGAGGTCCTCGGGCGTTATCTTGAACCGTCCATACTTCGGGTGATTGTAGGCCCCCACTTTGAGGACCTGAATCTCCCGGCTGAGCGAGTCGTCGGCGCTCAGCAAAAGGACGGGCGGCAAGAACTTGGGTCTCTCGGTCGTGGCCTTGAGGGTCATGGGAAGATCCTCCGGTAGAGGTTGCGGCAGAACGCGGCGATGCTCATGCGCAGGCCTCCAGCGGCTCGCCGTCGATGTCGTAGATCGGCCGCCCCTCGCGCGCCGCCCGCTGCTCCTCGTCGATCCCGAAGAGGTAGCGCTGCCGCGGGCCGGCGCCGTAGACGCGCATGGTCAGCTTGCTCTCGCGCCCGTATGAGCGCGCCTTCATCTGATCGCTCTCGTCCGGCAGGTCGGCGACGAGGTCGGAGAGCGCGGGCGTATCGCGGCAAAGACCTAAAGCGGCCAAGGACGGGAAGCGGTCGCTCGTGACGAGGTCGGATATGCCTCTCCTCATAGGTTCCTCGACTTCTTGATCTTGGCGAGGTCCGGCGGCGGCGTGCCGCGGCGCTCGTACTCGGCGATCAAGCTCGGGTTGGTCGGGTCCATGTCGAGGCCCGTCATGGTCGGCGGTGCCTCGTTCACGGTGATCGGGACGAGGATGGACCGGCACCCGTGGTGGTTCGGCGGCCGGAAGCGGTCGACGGCGGGGTCGTTCGTCTTGAAGATCTTCCCGTCGAGGCTGAGGCAAATGTCGGTCGTCGCGCTGTCGAGGACGGCCGAGTATTGGAAGGCGGCGATCTGGCGCAGGTTCCGCTCGTCGAACATGAAGCCGTCCCTGCCCCGGTTGAACGACTGGCTGGCCACCGTGCGGGCGGCCGACTCGATCTTCCCCGACTCGATGTAGGCGTAGAGGCGGTCCTCGACCGTGCTGATGATCTCGTTGTCGGGGAGCCGCGTCTCGTCGCCCGACATGACGGTCATGTCGACGATCTTCTTGAGCTCGTCGGTCTGGTACTTGGCCTGCTTCTGGGCCTGGAGCTTGAGGGCGTCCTGGACGTGCTTGGGCAGGAACTCGAGGTTTGACTTGATCGACTTCTCGTCGTCGGCAAATCGGGCCTCGCTCGTCTTGGCGGCCAGGTCGCGGGCGGCCGATCGCGTCCCGAGGGCCACGACCTGGGCCATGGCCCGCAGCAGCGCCTTCTCGTAGTCGCCCGACTCGAGGGTGAGGCGGCTGGCGACCTTGAGCCGGCTCGCGGGCCCCTGAGCAAAGCGCTGCTCAAGGGTCCGGAGCACGTAGTCGACGAGCCCGGCGAGCCGGGTCGTCATGACGGACGAGACTTTCATGCGGCCGTCGTCGAGGTCCTGGGCCATCTCGGTGAAGTTGAGGGGCTGCTCGTAGAGGGTGAGGGCGCGAAACGGCACCCAGGCGCCGGCCTCCGAGAACTTGCCGGCCGAGGGCTTCTTGGCGGGGGGATCTTCCTCGTCCTCCTCGTCGTCGCCCTTCGCCGGGAGCTCCTCCTCGTCGTCCCCGCCCTTGCCGCCGAAGGGGGGCTTGCCGCCGCCGCCTCCGAAGGGGCTCGGGGGCGGAGGGGGCGAACGGTCGGCGCCCGGGGGCGTCGTCGATGCCGGGAGGTTGAACGCGTCCCGGACGTGCGCCTCGAGCTTGTCGTCGGGCGTGATGACCTTGCTGTCGACCATCGCCTTGATGGCCGTGGCGAAGTCGGCGCCGGCCTTCTGGTTGATCCCGACGCAGACGGTCTGGGGCGTGAGGTCGGGGTCGCCGAAGTTCCACTCGACCAGGCGCTCGTTGATCTTGAACATCTTCTCGCAGATGCCCGAGGCGATGAACTGCAGCGCCGCCAAGGCCATGTCCGAGAGGTCGCTGCCGAGGGAAAATGCGCCGCCGTTGCCGTTCTGGCCGAGCTCCAGGAAGTGGAAGAGGATCGAGCGCGTCATCTGCGCGTCCTCGTAGGCGATGAGCGCCAGGAGCTTCTCGGCGTCGAAGTCGATCTTGAGGACGTCGATCTCGTAGCCCATGGGGGCGAGGAGATAGCTGCTCTCGTGGACGACGAAGCTCTGCATGATCGCCTCGAAGGCCGCACGCTGGGCGTCGTCCGAGGCGTTGCTGTAGGTGCCGACGGGGACGCCGATGGCGGCCTTCTCGGCGCCGATCATGGCCATCTTCAGGAGGTGCTTCTTCCGGAACCAGGGCCCGTAGGCGGCGCGGAGGAGGCTGACCCCTTCCCAGTTGTCGCCCTCTTGCTCGTTGGTGAAGACGAAGAGGCTCTCGACCGGGATGTGGACGTTCTGGGAGCCGTCCTTGACCGTGTCGCCGTGGGCGATCTGGTCGATCCCGACGAGGCCTTTGTCGGGGGTCACCTTCCAGCGCTCGATGGTGCTCAGCTTCCTGAAGCCCATGCCGCCGACGCAGTGGACGAGGCCGTGCTCCCGGTGCTGGTAGGCCGTGAACGTGTATTCGTGAACGGAGACGCCGAAGTCGAGGTGGGTCATGACCTCGGAAAACCACCGCTCCCACTGGACAAAGGGGCTTTTGAACCAGTGCCAGTCGAGGAAGTCCGCGACCTTCTTGGCCTCGTCGGAGTCGTCCTTCGGCTCGTGGCGGAAGGTCGAGGACTTCAGCGGGTTTTTGATGGCCGAAAGCATCATCTTGACCTGGGCGTCGCCCCGGCGCATCTCGTCGTAGACGTCGTAGGCGGCTTTCCCCTGGAGGGCCGGGAGCGTCTCCTCGTCGAAGTAGCCGGCGTAGAGGGACGTGCCGGTCGAGCCGATCATCTTCCGGTGGACGGGCGGCGGCGCGGCGGGGGCGGCGCTCGTCGCCGGGGGCGCCTTCTTGGCCGCCTTCCCCTTGGGCGGAGGCGCGGCGCCCGTGCCCTTCTTCTCTTTGGTGATCGGATCAGCCATCGGTATCAGCCCTCACCAGCTTCGTCCGTTTGTCGCTTGGGCGAGCGTCTTCGGCCCGCCTCCGCCGCTGCCGGAGCCGAAGCTGCCAGGCATGTTGATCGCGACCCACGAGACGGCCTTTTCGAGGACGTCGGGAAAGTCGTCGTGGCCCCAGGCGGGGTAAAAGAGGATCTGGTTCCGCATCTCGGGAAAGAGCTCGGCCCAGCCCTCGGGGAGGAACCAGGACCCGTTGTAGAGGTCGGGCTGCGTCGCCGCGATCCGCTCCTCCTTGTTCCGGGTCTCGTGGATGGGGAAGTACCCCATGCTGTGGCCGATGGCCTTGTGCGCCTGGACGAGGGTGTTCTCCATCGTCAGGGCGCCGTTGGTCTCGAAGACGATGGCGCGGACGCGGTAGTCGCGGTTCCGCTGGGCGATCATCCCGATCGTGACGGTGAGGCCGAACTTCTTGTCGATGGCGTCGAACACGGCTTTGCGGCCGTTGAGGAGGTTGACCCAGATCGAGGCCGGGTAGTCGCCGCCGGACTTGCCCGCCGAGGGGTCGAAGAAGCAGTAGTTGGTGCCTTGGGTGAGGTCGAGCTGCTCGCGCCTGAGGAAGTGGAGGGACGACTCCGTGAAGACGCGGTGGCCCTCGGGGAGCGGGTTGTTGAGGTACTGGCAGGCGAAGAAGATGTCCGAGATGTTGCGCTTCTTGGCCTGGATCATCTCCTCGCCGAAGAACTCGGGGTAGCGCGGGGCGCCCGAGGCGAGGTAGACGCCCTCCTCCTCGAAGTCCCAGTCGTCCGACTTGGCGCGGACGTAGGTGACGAGGTCCTGGAGGTGCCAGCGGGTCGCGATGAACATGATCCGCTCGAGCTGGGTGACCGTGCCGTCGGCGTGCTTGAGCTCGTAGGGGACGAGCAAGGGGTGGAGCGAGTCGAACCAGCGCTCCTTCTTGCGTCGGATGGCCTCTGAATCGCGATCAGCGACATCGCAGGGGTCGTCTACGATGATGATATTCGGGTGGACGCCGTTGGTGGCGCCGCCGGCCGTCCTGAGCATGAGGCTGGAGCCCTTGCTCTGCGAGCGCCCGGTGATGTTGAAGACGTCCTGGGTGTTCTTCTGGGCGTCGGCGTCGCGCCGGATGCCGAAGACGAGGCTGAAGAGGCTCTCGGACTTGAAGCCGACAAAGCGGTCGATCTCGGCCGAGACGTCGTCCAGGAGCGCCTGGTTGGCGGACGTGTAAAGGAACCGGACCTCGGGCGAGACCGTCGCCCAGACCCAGAGCAGGAACGAGATGCCGTAGAGCGTCGTCTTGTAGGTGCCGCGCGGCTTCAAGCGCATAAAGAAGCGGGACTGCAGGAACTTCTCCTGCAGGTCCTCCGACCACTTCTTATGCGTCTGTCCGGTCATCTTGTCGTACCCCAGGACCACCTTGGCGAAGAAGTAGAGCGACTCCTTCGATGCTTCCCTGACGAACCCTCTCGCGACCTCGATCTCCGCTCCCGTCAGCACCCTTGACCCGGCTATGTGCTCTCTCAGCTCCCGGCACGCCTGCTCGGCGACGCCGAACAGGAGCGACTTAGAAGTCCTCGCTGGGGGGCTCTGCATTGGCCACGGCCTCCCGCGCGATGTCCTGCATGTCGATGACGCTGACGACGGTGGCCTTGATGGGCCCGCCGTCGGCGCCCGAGTGCTCGATGCGGTCTTTCCTGCCCCAACGCGCCGGGAACTTCCGTTCGAGGCGCCAAGCGGAGGCCTGCCATTGTCCTTCGGACGCGGCTTTGTTGATCCGCGCCACGTCCGTCATCTCGCTTTCGCCCATCGCCTTTTGTACTGCGTTGGAAAACTCGCGGTAAATACCGGGCTCAACGGCGCCCCGTTTGAGCCAGTCGTAGAGGGTCGTCTTGTCGATGCCGGCCGCCGATGCCGCGGTCTCGACGTAGCCGCCGCCGCGCACGTAGGCGACGATCGTGGCCTGGAGCTCGGGCGTGAGCTTGGTGGGGGCGCCGCCGGGGCCTTTGGTGGCGATGGACTTGGATGGTTTACGGGACAATAGCGTCCTCCGCGGGTTGGAGGACCGCGACCTGGCCGGTGAAGGCCTCCCAGCGGGCGAGGATGACGCTCGCGTACTTGGGGTCCAACTCCATGCCGAAGCAGCGGCGGGCGGTCTTCTCGCAGGCTATGAGCGTCGTGCCGCTGCCGCAGAAGGGCTCCAGGATGGCGCAGCCCTTACCGCTCCACGTCTCAATGAGAAACTCTGCAAACTCGACAGGATAAATGGCAGGGTGGCCGCCTGTTTCGTTTGTTTTTCCTGTTGCTCTGTTGAT